TGTAGTTAATCTGTCTTCATCTCTAACTCTGCGTAATTCATTAGCGTAATAACTGCCCTCTGTAAAAACCAAAAACCCGCCTTCCCAAATCCATTCGTATTGGTCAGGTCTCTTCTCTTTGTCTTCTAATCTTTGAGCTTCAAGTACATCAGGAAACCAAGGGTTGTCGTGGTAGTTCATTTGCACTATCTTACAATCTGAAGGGAAACTTTGTCTGAATCTTTCATGTGTTGCGCTGTACTTTGATTCAGGATTCCATGTAACCCACACCTCTGATGAAAAGCCTATGCTTTTGTCTTCTTCACGTACTGTTGGCAATAGTAAATCCCATGCTCTGCCGCTTACTTGTTCTGCTTCATCTACCCAAGCTATAAGAATACGTGACTGTGATTTAATACTGTCTAGTGAACGTCTCAGTCCTGCAAACACATAGGTTATGTTTCCATCCTTAGACCTGATGAAGCGTTCTCCGATTTCGTAATAGTCAGCAAGCCATGACACAGACAATATAGCAGACTTCACCTCAGCCATAGATGACTCACTCAATGAGTTCATAAACTCTCTGCCGCAAAGGATGCTTCCTCGAATGCCGCTCTTACCCCAACGATAGCCAAATACTGCGCTCATCAAAGCAAAACTGGTGGTCTTTCCGCTTCCTCTGCCTCCATAGCATGCCCTAATTCGAGCTGTTCCTTCAAAGACAGGTATTAACTTATCCGGGAGCTGAATCTCTTCAACAACCTCAGCCATCTGATTTGCTAACTAATTTAATAACAGTAGGAGCTTTCATTGATTCGTCTGAGCTTGTGTGGTCTATCTGTGACTTCTCACCATACTTGTTAGGCACGAGCTTACTGGCTACCCACTTTCTTGCATCTATCTGTAAGCGTGCAACCTGAAACGATTGATTGTCTGCTTCATCTGCAATAGCTAAGATTTGGTCAGCATGAAACTCAGAGCTGATTGCTTTCGCGCGCGTGTATCTATCGGATAATCCATCTATCTTATACATCCATCTGTACCAAGTATCTGCATTCGGTGTCCACTTTTCTTCTCTACATAAACTGATGACACTTCTACCTGAAGCTATCTCTTCTAGCATTCTATCTTCAAGCTCTTCAGAATATATTGTTGGTCTAGCCATTATGCTGTCCTAGTCTTCCTAGTTTTCTTTTTCTTATTTGCATTTCGTTTACTGATTGCTTTACCTTTTGCAACTGCATCAGCTTTACTGGATGCTCCCCATGCTCTAAGACTTTTTAACAATGGAGTTGCTTCACCATTTTTATACTCAGCTCCTTTGTTTCTACCCATGCGTTGCAAGAAAGCGGCTCGTCTTGGATTGTCTCCTGATTTAACTGGCGCACCCATTAACCAATACCTCTGTTCTTTGCAGTCTTAGCCGCTTGTCTAAAGTTCATAGCAGTTGGTCTACCTTTAGCACCTTTGCGTTTCATTTTCTCTCCACTACCTGCTTTAATTCTTTTGCGTTTAGCGTGGATTCTGTCGTACAACCCTATTTGACTTCCCATATTATCTCCAATAAATTAGTTAGGACACCCAGTATTTTGTAAGCACTACCTGTAGTAGAAATAAAAAATGCCCTAACTAATTAATTAACTTCTTCCAATTATCAGGAAGGTTTAACTCAATACATAAATCATTCTCTACCCAAGTTATAACATTATCAAGGTAAACACCAAACTCTTTTGTATTTAGACTTGCTGTCGATTTTAACACCAGTCTTGGTAATCCTGCAACTTCTTCAATTCTAGTTTCAAGAAATTCAGTCTGACAATGCACATGAATTGCATCTTTAGTGTTTTGTGTTTCGACCCTCACTTGGTCAACAATTAACCAATATAAATTATTTTGATGACCTGTCCGGCTCATCTTATTTTCTTTAATAGTAATTACAGCTTCATCAGCATTTGTCTTTTTAAAGAATGCTTTAGTCATACCCTTAACTATATCTGCTTTAGGTTTATCTTTTTTTAGTATTCTGTTTAACGATTCACTCACAATAAATAATCTCCTTAATGACTCAACCATAGTTAATGATTTTGTATGCATAACCTAACAACAGCTCCTGTTTAATTAAATAAGCATTCTTAGATTCTGTGTCACCATTACCAACAAAAGTTTTGTACTGTAAGTTGTTTTCTATAATGCAATCTTTAATCCTTTCACGTTCTACAAATGCATACTTGGTCGGTGTTACAAAAACCCATGCATCAGCTTTACTAGTCATCAATGCAGAAGGCTTATCATACATTGAAATCTCTACTACTAAATTACCTGTGGACTTACTCTTAAAATCTTTCTTAACTTCATAACGTTTGTGTATCTCCGGTACGTATATGTCCATCTCTTTACAAAGACCCGGAATAATAACTGCACAGGGATATTTAGTCTTTAATAAATTTAATACCTCTCTCTCTGCATTATGTCCATCTTTTAAATCTTCATCAAACGTGTTCATTCACTAGCAGTCCAATGCTCATCAACAAGACCTGATTTAATTAGTTGCCGCTTAGTTCTTGTTATAGCAAACTGCGCCATCTCTTCAATAAAGTAAGGCTGATAATAAGGATGGTCTTTTGTATCATATAAAGTGTGACAGGCATGACATCCATAAAATCCAATATCATTACCATGTGAATCTTTAGCTTTAAGTCCAACTCCTGCACCATTTTGATGACAGAAGACTACCTTTTCATTATTGACACCTGAGTCACAGACATCACTCCTGAAAGTACATGCTTTGCCTTTGGCGCTCCGGGTAATACTATTTTGTTTCATTAAATCCCCAATCAATTAATTGTGAGATGACATCAGCTACAGAATACACTACAGCAGTTGGACATCCTACATCATCAAGAGCTTCTATCATATTTTTTTGATTATCAGTCAATCTGCCCTTTGGTGTCTTGCCATTCTTAGGTCTCTTTACTTCCAAGAAATAAGCAAACCCTCCGGGCATAATCACACATACATCAGGTATGCCACTCTTAACACCTTCTGCCTTAAATCTTCCTGCCTCACTTTTACTTCTCTTGCCACCATTAGGAATAGCAAAATAAAAAATCTTTCGCATGTCTAAATACTGACATATTGCTTTCTGTACTTCATGCTCATCGTTCTTCATTTATTTTTAGCCTTATCCATAACCATATTAAATTTTAACTGGTCGCATAAAGCTATAATTTGGTCTTCAATATCAGACTTCAATTTTTTATCTTCAATTTTAGTAAGCAATCCATACAGCTTATAAATTGTTTCAGCTACATCTTCATTGGACATTAGCTTGTAAGTTTCCTGAATTCTGACCTAAGTAAGTTGCTAATCCATAAATTGCTAAATGAAACTGAGGTCTATCTGCTTTGATTCTATGAGTTAAACCTGACAAGCTAACTCCCATCATGTCTGCACATTCTTTTTGGGTAATGCCTAGCTTCTTAATCTCAGCAGGTATAGATTGGTAATAGATTATTCCTGTTGTATTCATATCCTTAATATTAGTTAACTTAGACTTAATTATATCAATTGGGATACGAAGCGTTAGTTGGTTTAGCTTTTTTTTTCTTGTGTACACTTCTCCTTCGGAGACTTACTTTCTGAAGAGCCTGAGCTAAACGCTCTTTTTTTTTAAAGCTCTTTAGACATCGGGTTCAGTTCCTGAGCTGAGGCTTTTCGGAGACAAGAAAATCCCTAACCAACTAAGCAGTTAGAGATTGTCATCGGTATACAGTCCTTCGCAGTATTTATCCGTATGCCTGAAACCATTACAACTATTCAGGTCAGAGTCATCGCTACCTTGTAATAGGTACTCAGCCATCTGCACTCTGCGCTAGATTTTATTTATCGCTCCAAGGTGGTTACCAATGTAGAGCTTCTTAATCCAACATCAATCAACAGCGTGTGGAATACAATTGCTGAATCTCTTTAATATTTATACTGGACTGAGTGACACTTTTTGAAGAGCGAGACATTTGTCCAGTCGTATCCAAGGTGAGTCAAACCAACTTGCTTTGATGAGAATTTAAGTATAATAATTCTCAGAACAGGTGACCAACACACCAAGTTTAGAAAAACCCTGAGAGAACATTCCAGACCTCTTGGGGTTTTTTGTTTTCTCTAAACCACAAAATTGATATGATAAACTAAATCAAAATAGAGAAAATAGTTTTTAAATAAAATATTTTTTTTGCACCTAAAAAAGAGTATATCGGATTGTACAAAAAAGTAGCAATCTTGAGATTATTGAAAAGACATACTAGCATTAAGGTGAGCATCTTGCACCTCTAGAATCGAAGATTTGACCCCTTCCTGAAAACCGGTTTTTTAAAATTAGCCAAAATACGCTATTTTTACCCTGTTTTTTGCCATCAAAAAATGTGCTGATTTTGCCTCATAAATAGGTCTATTTTCTGACCCTATTTTTCTGTCTAATTAAATAGTTCTTGCATATGTATATAAAATAAAGTATGATTGTCTCATGTTCGAGATACGGACATGCACTTTTAACCAATAGGAGATACAATGAAGACAACACTTATAAACGACACAATAGTAGAAATTGAAATGGTAAATTTTGAAGAGCATACTCATGACAAATTTTTACAACCAACTTCTCATGACAAATTTTTTAACAGACAACCTAAGAAGCCATTTCAAATTGCTTACATCACATTGACATCAAATGAAAAAGTACAGCCAATAGTTGACAAAATAGAATGTGCAGTTAGCGTTTACTTAAATAGCGATTACAGACCTGCACTTAGATTCAAACCAATTGTTGTTGAAGAGCATGACGAAAATGACTATGACGATATGGGCGGTTTTACTGAGGGTGCTATTATCAATATTCTTAGTGAGCTTGAAGACGAAATTTTATATGATGGAATACAGGAGATTAAATAATGAGCTTTAGAATACCTAACGAATTTAAAAAAGACATGTCATTAGATGAGGCTATTAATGTTGTAGTACAAAGTGGCAACCTACTTAAAGGCATGGAAGAAATTAACAAGGCTTGGGATAGACATAATGCTGACCAAGATTTGTTTGGTAGTGACTGGGATTTTTTCTTTGAGTATGCTCTTGAGGCTAACGCATACAATAAAGTATTTGAAGCAGGTCACAAATTATTTTTTGGTAAGTAAATTAACCGGGGAGGTTCGCCTCCCCATCATTAAGGAGATAACATGGAAATAGTAAACGAATACAACAGAGTATATGAGCAAAGCTTATTCACAAAAAACCAAACTTATACTAATAACAGATGCGTAGAAAATGAGCAGGTTGTTGAGACACACAAAGCTATTGTCAACGATGCAGGTTCACCAATAGCAATTGTAGGCAAAAACTATAATCTCGTTCAGAACGCAGATATTATGCCTCAGTTCCACGAAGTTATACTAGCTTCTAATTTAGACAGGACTGGCATGACTAAAAAAATTAGCCAGTCTCATAGAGGTGCTAAGACAATTGTGACTTACACGTTCCCGGCTCATGAGATTGAGATTGCTCCCGGCGATTCAGTACAGCTCAGAATTATGGTTCTTAACTCATACGATGGCACATGGAAATTTATGTCAATGGTTGGAGCTGTCAGACTAGCTTGTATGAACGGACAGGTAATTGCAGATGCATTCTCTGAGTACAGCGCAAAGCACACAAGAAGCTTAGACATCGACATGGCTGTTGCCAAGCTTGAGACTGCTCTTGAGGTCTACACAAAAAATGCGGAGCTTTGGAAGAAGTTTCCTAAGTCACCTATAACAAATGCTCAGGCTACTGTTATCTTTCAAAAAATCGCAGGTAAGAGCGACAGGCTTGAGGTTTTACTTGAGGAGACATTTATCAAGTACGTTGATGAGATGGGTAAGAACGTATGGGCATTGTTCAATACTTTAACTGACTGGTCTAGCCACGCTAAATTTAAGAATGAGGCTAACAAAGTTGCTACAGTATACAATCGTGAGGCTAAGGTAAGAAAAGTCCTGCCATTCCTCAAGGAGATGGCTCTAGCCGCATAACTTACTACAACCTACCGGGGAGGTTAACAGCCTCCCTTTTTTTGTCCAAGTGTAAAGTAGTAGTTAACATTTTTTTTTATTTAATTAAATACTGTAATTTAACTCATGTATAATTACATCATGTTTGAGACAAACATACTACTTTTTAACCAATAGGAGCTACAATGTCAAAGTCAAATTACCCAGTTAAATATTGCAATCTAATTAGTGAAGAAATTGAAGAAGCTGTAATGCAAGTCAGAAAATTTGGTTCACAAAAAGATACTTCTACAATTCAAATTGTTGCATGTATTGCACCATTGTATATGGAAGTAGGTTACACGACTGAGGACTTCAGAGCCATCACACGTAATGTTGATGACAGAATGGACGTTTTATTCAACGAAAGATAATTAACCGGGGAGGGTAACCTCCCCACTTTTAACACATAGGAGATTTTATGAGTATTGATATTAGAATAGATTCACATGATATTAGTGATTGGGATGAGAGACTTGAGGATGCTTTCAATATTAGAAACGAATGGGGTTCTGAAGCTGTTGATGATGACAACATAATTGCCACAGATGACCTTGGTCGTTTTCCACATGGAAGTGTACAGGCTGTCATTCAACAACAGCAAGCTACTATCCAAGACCAACAACGACAAATTGATAGGTTGATTCTTGTTTGTAGAAAGCTAGAGACTACAGTTGAAAACGTAACTGATGCTCTAGGTAGCGTTAGTAGTAATCTAAGAAATATAAAATAAGGAGGCTGTATGTCTACATATTCAATTAACTGCAACACAATCTCATGGGAAGCTACTCATGCTTTAATCAAACTTGATGAGACTTTTGTTGGTACACCTAACTATCTTGGCATGACATATTTTTGGGCATATGAGTACAGACATTACATGAGAGATGCAAGTATTGCACAGCGTGTAAAAGTCCACAAAAAATGGCTAGAAGCCGGGTTAGATTTTTTAGAAACGTCACAGGCGCATTGGGATATTATCGGTAAGGTTCTGAAAAAAGATGTGCCTAATTTAACAGAGGAGAATGTATGAACACTAATATTAAAATTACACTAACTGACGATGAGCGTAATCTCATTAGCAACGTTTACCACAACAAGACAAGCTTTAAGCTTGCTACACGCAAAGAAGTGACTGAGCTAGTTGAATTGTTTATTCAGCAAATAATCGAAGGTAATGGGCAAAGCTACGAAGCTATAGCACCACAGATTATTCAGCATGGTTACAAACACTTCATCAATGACAGACAAGTGTCTGCTGAAGAGTTTCATGACCCTGAGCGCAATCAACGTAATGTAGAGCTAGGTCAAATCAAAGCCGCAGAACGCAGAGCATTTTTTGAACAGTAAACTTACCGGGGAGGGCAACCTCCCCAACACTATAGGAGATATTATGGAAATCAAAGTAGACATGTTATTTAACGACCCTTACAAGCAAGTTTGGAAAGTCATAAACACAGGTGCTGTTGAATTAACTACAGGCGCAGTTAAACATTATGTGACATTGCACAACCTAGGTGACAATCAGCTCAGGACTATTACTGAGGACTTTATGCTTAAACATTGGTCAGTAGTTAGTTACAGACAAGCTGATGAAGCTCCAATGGATACAGAAGACACTATCAAACATTTAATGAACAATGCTGAGTACCAATGGAATGATAAAGATTATGTTTGTTTAGCATTTTATGGACACGAAGATAAGCCGGAAAATGTGACAAGTATTTTGAAGCAATGCAATTGCAAGAAAAAAGATTTAACAAGACTAAAAAAGATTGGAGTCGTACACGAGTTTTTTGTAGATGACATGGCAGTTCTTGTTAAGATGCATTACTCTCGTGTTCTAAATGCTACTGACTTCACAGAAGAATATTTAGCAAATTTAGGTTAATCAGTTCTTATCAAAGCTGATATAATTAATTCGTTACCGATTGAGTAACTACAATATAGGAGATACAATGGAAACTGCAAAAGAATTACAACAAGGTGAGGTGTTTGCTTCACAACACGAAATTTATAAAGATGCCGCGCGTGAAGAATGTCTATCAAAAGCGGCTGAGATACTCATGAACGTTGAACACTTAGTTGATGACATGGAAACTAAGGTCGATGTTAACGATGTAGTCATAGTATCAAATGCTATCCTTGAAGTCCTAAATCTTCGATTCTACGATTATGTTGTTTGGGTTGAGGGAAAGTATAAGGATGGAGACTTAACGTTTGAGTATGACTTTTCTGAGATGCTTGATGACCTACTGGAAGATACACTAGGTTTTATGAAGGAGGGAAAATGAGCAGAATCACAGACTGGGTTTTAGATATGGAAGACAAAGGTGAGATTGAGCTAGTTGAGACAACTCATAATCATCATCTTGGTTGGGTATATGACGAGACTGGTAATTCAGTTTCAATAACTGGGCATGAGTATGTAGCTGTTGAACAGCAGGAACACGACCCTTCTGAATTTGAGCATCCTTATGTTGATGAAGAGAAAGAACGTAGAGCAGGTTTTTTCGAGGAGGATACATGCCCCAAGTAGACAATGACAAAAAAGCAAAGCTTGCACAGTTTGCATTTGGCAATGGCAAGAAATTTACTAAGAGTGTTTTAGTAGGTAGCAGGGAAGTTCGCAGGAAGCGAGCTAGACAAGAAGCAAAAAAACTATTAAGGAGAAAATAAATGAGCAGTTCACAAAAGCAAAAAGTGTTATCTTATCTTAGAACATATGGAAGCATCACACCTGAAGAGGCACGAGAAACTTATAGCATCACGAGACTTGCGGCTGTAGTGTTCGATTTAAAAGAGCTTGGTCATACGTTTGTACAGCCAACTAAAATTATTAAAGGTACAAACAAGTTTGGTGAACCATGTACTTGGGCAAAGTATCAGTATTTAGGAATGAAAAATAAGGAGAACCTATAATGGAACAACAACTAGATAAATATGGTTTGCCATTACTTGAGTCTATACCCTTGGGTAAGTCTGAGTATGTCATGGTCAAGACTAGGCTTCAGTATTTTAGGAAGCACTACGAGAACGCTAGTATTGATACAGAGCATGTGTTTTTTGATGGAGAGTCTATTATGTGCAAGACTACAATACATGTTGATGGAAAATTAGTTGCTACTGGAATGGCTCACGAGGAAAAAGGCAAGAATCATATTAATGCTACTTCTTTTGTCGAGGTATGTGAAACAAGTGCTGTAGGTCGTGCGCTTGGTATGATGGGTATTGGTATTACAAACTCAGTTGCGACATACGATGAAGTTAAGAATGCAATGAAGCAACAAGAAGCTAACGAAAAAGCTAATGAGTTGTTGGAGTACAAAGCTGAAAGTTTGTCATCTAAGCTTATGATAGCTATTGAGCAAGATGATGAGGAAGGTATTACTGAAGTTGAAAAAGATTACAGAGGTGACAAAGCGTTAGCAACGAAAGTTAAACTCACGTTAACACCTGAACATTTAGAGTACATGGCTGAACGTAAAGAACGTAAGTCGTTAGAGAGCAAAGAAAAAGCACAGGCTAAACATGAAAGTAATGTTGCTCGTGCTAAAGAGTTTGCTGAGAAACAAAAGGACACAGAGGCTGAGTAGCACCTACGCTGTTGTCGGGGAATCCTATACCTCGTTAGTTAAAGACAAACGCTACTGGATTGACTGCCCTAAGCAGTCACCTAATTTAATTTTAAGGAGACGTAATGGTTAACAAAGTAATACTAGTGGGTAACCTCACTAAAGATGTAGAGTACAAACATGCAAGCACAACGATAGCTTTGCTTAATTTAGCAACTAATGAATCTTGGACAGATAAACAGACTGGCGAGAAAAAGTCTAAGGCTGAGTTTCATAGAGTTGTTATCTTTGGTGTACTAGCTGATGTATGTCAGAAGCTACAGCTACGCAAAGGGTCAAAGCTTTACGTTGAAGGTCAGCTTACTCACAGAAGCTACGAGCAGAATGGTCAGAAAAAATATGTTACTGAGGTTAAGCTCTCAGGCTTTAATTCTGCCTTACAATTGTTAGATACTAAAGGCGAGGCTAAGGGTGAGATGGAAATAGGCAATTTAGGAGAACCTAAGCCTTCTCAGCAACCAATTGAACCTGTAGCAAATGATGGATTTGAAGATGACATACCATTTTAAAATATTTGCACTAGCCTTACTATTGTCCGGCTGTAGTGCATTCACAGACAGACTATCTGAGGAAGACCCATTGTTAATACCACCTAATGTTATTGATGATGAGCCGGGGCAGATAATTTGTGTAACCGAGTACCCAAAGATGTGTGATGGGTTTTTAACTGATAAGACAATTGATATTGAGGAGTAAATATGAGTATATTTAATCGCAAGGTAGACAAGTACAAGCCATACATAAGTAGGGAATTGAACATTGAATACATGAATGCAAACTTTACAAAAAAATCATTAGAGAGAGTTTGTCGTAAATACAATTATGAAATTGACAGGCGTAAGAAACTGTCAACGATAGTGGATGAAATCTATGACCTTATTGTTTGAGACTTTTGTACCAGTAATTGTTTTGATAGGAGCTTGTCTAATCTCTATGGGTTTAGTCATGCTCCTGATGTCACTAGGTATGCCTGATGAAAAAAAATAAATTTACTGATGAAGACCTCATGGCTTTTGCTGATAAAGAAACCAAAGGCGAAAAAGCTATGGATATTTTGAGCGTATTGCTTCAGGGTGATGAAGAAGCAAAAGAGCTTGCTAAACGATTAGATGTGTTTATTGACACAAGAAATGCACTAATTAACAAAGTTCTTGACTCAAAATAATTTTTTATCGTACGAAAATAATTTTTGAGCGTACAAAATAATTTTTGACTGTACGAAAATAATTTTTTGCTGTACCAATTTTTAAGGAGAAGTTATGAAAGATTTAATAAACGCGGCTAAGGTAATTAAACACATGTGTATTTGGGTTTTAACTGGCTCTGCTTTGTACATAGCTATGTGGTTTGCACAATACGAACAGTACATACAGTAATGGGAGCGTTACGAACCATTAAATACACTTTAAGCGATGGGCAAGTTGTTACAACACGACAGCTTGCCAAGCAATTAGGTGTTACAGAGTCTGCGGCACGCAATCGTTTAAATAGACACACAGACCCTAAAAAAGTTTTTGCTCCTTACAATCCGAGTAAAGGAGGTAAAGCTAGGAAATTAAATGCCAAGCAAGTAGAAAAAAACAAGAAAGATAAAGAGCAAGAGTTATTGAAACTAGCTTTGCAAAATATCTAAACATTTGTTTAATTAATCAGGTTTTAGATTTCGTTTTCTGTGTCCGTTCCAAGCCATAAAACCACCTAGTCTTAATGCGTAATAGGCTAGGTAATTAATTACTTTAAATCCATTAACATCAATACATATATCTCTAAACAAAGCATCAGCTTCTTTTTGTGTCATTTTAGCTGTGTGACCTTTCTTACCACCTAAGTTTAGTGACTCGTATTTGTATATCCAATCGTGGACTAATCCACCTGAAAGAAGGACTCCCATAGGACTTAGCCAAGAACGTGCAAATTTAGGTACACTAGCACCATCAAAAACAAATCCTTTAGGTATCTTATAGTACGTTGGATGCGTATTGCCTTCATGCGTAATTGCATACTTCCAGTCTTTTGTTATCTCCCACTTTCTTGTCGTTGCAATCCACAACCAAATACCACCAAACAAACCTTTGCTTTTTGTTTCCATAGGCACAGGTTTCATGTGCGGCATATCTTGGTACTCTATTTTTATAGCCATAGTTTCTCCTTATTTCTTAGCTAATTGCGCTCCGAAGTAAAATTCTATAATCATAGTTGCCCATGAAAAAACCTCTTCTAGCTTCAATACTGCACCTGCTTGTACAGTTACATATTCAATTGTATCTCTTGTAAGTTGGAAACCCAAAACGGATATTCCTTCAGTTAAGTGAGGCACAACTGTTTCAATGTTCA